AACGGCCATGCTGGTAGACTGCGCGCATTATTGATTCACACAGAGTTATGACAGCGTGGAAATTTTCAAAGATTCCACAGTGGATTCCCGCCGAAAACCGAGCGATACCACAAACAGCCATGACGCTCTGAAACAGGCGTCATTGGCGTATCGCCGCGTACCAAGCTGTACCTTCCCAATGACAAAAACGTAGTACATCATCCAGTACATCCAACGGACAGCAAGAGGCAATGTACTAGTGGCGCTCACGGACACCGCGGCCAGGCAGGCCAAGCCCCGGGAAAAGGGCTACACCCTGGCAGACTCGCTCGGGCTTACGCTGTACATCGCCGACACCGGCGTGAAGAGCTGGCACTTCAGGTTCACCTGGCTTGGAAAGCAGGCCAGGATTTCGCTTGGGACATACCCAGAGATCGGCTTGAAGGAGGCGCGTGCGCGGAGGGATGAGGCGCGCGAAGAGGTTGCGCAGGGAATGGACCCGCGCGAATCGAGAAAGGTGAAGAAGGCAGAGCGCCTGGGCGCACAAGAGAGGACATTCCGCCGCGTCTATGACGAGTGGCTGGAATTCAGGAAGGGAAGCCTGAACGAGACGACGATCAAGATCATTTCGAATGCAATGGAGCTGGATGTTCTGCCGGCTTTCGGCCTTCGTCAGATCGACTCCATCAAGAGGTCTGATGTGATCACGCTTATTCGCCGCATTGAGCGCCGAGGCTCGGTCACCACCGCCGTCAAGACCAGGCAGTGGATGGGCCAGGTTTTCCGGTACGCTATCGCCACCGGGATGATCGAGAACAACCCCACGGCGGAAATGCACACTGTCACCGAGAAGATGGCACCGCATAAAAACCGGCCCTTCCTCGCCTTCTCTGAAATGCCGACCATCATCAAGGCCATTGAGGAAAGCCAGTCGGGCCTGCAGTTACAGTGCGCCACCAAGCTGCTCATCCTCACCGTCTGCCGCCCCGCCGAGGTTCGCAAGGCCGAGTGGTCGGAAATCGACCTGGATACCGCGACCTGGTCCATTCCGGCCGCCAAGATGAAGATGCGCCGCGACCATGTCGTGCCGCTGTCACGCCAGGCGGTCGAGATCCTGCACTTGATGCTGCCGATATCCGGCAACCTGAAGTACGTGTTCCCGAACCGAACTGACGCTGTCCGGCCGATTGGCATCAACTACGCGGTCAACTTGATGGATCGCTGCGGATACACTGGCCGGCAGTCGCCGCACGGATTCCGCCACCTGTTCTCTACGGAGATGAACAGCCGCGGCTACAACAAGGACTGGATCGAGCGGCAACTGGCCCACGCCGACAGCAGCGCCATCCGAGACGTGTACAACCACGCTACATATATAGAGCAGCGCCGGGACATGATGCAGACTTGGGCTGACATGGTTCTGCCAGCAAAAATCTAGGAATCGGTCTTGCCGATCGTTATCACTTGGGCGCCCCTGGATGCTCTGGCGGATAATCGCTAAACAAACCCAGCGCCCAGGCTTCCTCGTGCTCAATCAGCGCCCACATCCTGGCCGCCTCGGCAAGCTCGAGCATGTCGACCAGGGCATCATCGTCGATGTCGCGGCGCCGGCGCGCGGCGTAGGCCATTTCACTGAGCACAGCCGCTCGCCCATCAGGATCAGTTACCAGGGCAGTATGGTCATTCAGTTCCGCCACCCAGGCCTGTGGTATTCCCGCCATCATTCCGCCCTGCACCACCAGGACTGGGCGTACAGAACGCCGTCGACTTCCTCAAGTCCGTTGATGTTGATGCCGAGCTGGGCCATGCCGTTGACCTTGGCGTCGTGCAGGCGCGGGATGATGTCGGGCCCAGGCGTTGGGTTGAACACCCATGCCTGGGTAGATACCCGGCCCAGCGGCTCACTGTGATGGTCACCAATGTGGACGTCTGCCCGCAAAGGCTCCACTTTCCTGAGCTGATCGGCTGGGAGGGCCGCGCCATTCACGCGTCGGCGAACGAGGATGAAATACATAGGGCACCGATACTGTATGAATAAACAGTATCGTATAGACGGATTCGGTCGTGGGCAATTGCCGATCAGCGGATCAGTGAAGAGGCGGCAAATCCTTGCCGCGCATCGTGGCAATCACCCGAAGCTGATAATCGGACACTACCTGGAACAGCGACTCGGCCAATACGCGCAACCGCTCGATCTCTTCCGCCGGCGCACCGCGATCTTGGGCTTGGTGATACTCCCGCATGGCGTCGACAGCCTGCTGCATAAGGGGCTCGACTGACTCAATCATGCCTTCAATTGACCGTTTCACAGTTCTACTCAATAGCGCGACACGAAATAAGGTCCAGTTAAAAATCAATTATTTTGTTTCAAGCGGAGGCTTAGCAACCATTAACATATCAGGTGCCAAATAATACATAACACCTATAGCAACTACAGATACTACAGCCGTCAACACCAATGCAAACCATGCAATCCCAGTGTACTTCAACGTATTGAACTGCCAGCCAATCATAACATTGAACCCAACCAAAAGGGACCAAAAAATCACAACGAGCGCAGCGGCTGAAACAGCACTACCGGCCTTAGAAAAAACGTTAATTGATACTGTAATGAACGCAAAGAATGATACAAACATAGAAAGTGCCGCAATAGCGCTACCCTTGATATTAGCAATATCACTTTCCAATTGGCCTTGCATTTTAACTGATGTTTCGAGCCCTCCCTTGATTGAAGCCAGCATGCTAGTAGCCTCGGCTAACATCTTCGCAGTTTTAGCCTCCGCCTGGCTAGCAGTTGCTAAGCGCTCAGCAACAATCTGCTCAGTTTTGGCCACTGCAACACTTGCAGCCATCGAGGCGATTTCCTCAAAGCTCATCCGCCCCATTTCGGCAGTTTCTGAGTCGTTGAGTGTCTTAGCGCCCGCAGTGCTTGAATTAGATGTAGTTGCGGTGGCGCTCCCATCATAATTGAAAGAGGCCGTACCTTTCGTGCTTCCATCAGTACGACGAACCATTATCTTGCCCCCGCAAATTCTGCGATACTTTCATCTGTAAGCAACGCATTAGCGGACTGGACAAAATTTATCACTTTGACTCGGTTTATTATGCCCTGCCCGGGATTCACATTCAGATCTCTCAATGCAACCAAGCCAGGCTCTGCCCCGCGAATCACTCCGCTGCTAACACTATACACGTCCTTGCAATTAAGCCCCGAAACATTCGCATCGTATACCCCATTAACTGTAAAGTCCGAAAGACCTTCAGACCTTGCGCCGTTGAAGCATTTCAACAAAAGCAATTCAGGATTATTCATGACATGATAAAAGCGACGCAAGATCCCGACTCTTGAGTACTCAACAGGGAAGTCATCAAGCACATCCAGCAAAAGATAAAAGTTTTCAAAAAACAGATTCTCATCTGAGTTCTCGATTCCGAATGCTAGGTCGAGAGTCAGATCAATACGTGCAGGGCTCATGGTCAGTTGAAATCCGGCCTCCGTCTGAATCTGCAATCTCGGAATCTCATCAGGCATGCCAGGAAAGTCGGGAAGGAGAGTGGGCGTGAATGATCCCATCTTCATCTTCTTGCGACAGGCGACGCTGAGCTCATCAGCCATTATCTTTCCGCTATTTATGTAAATAGCGACTTGAAAGGCAAATGTTGTCAGATTAGGAAACATATCAGTCCTTTAAATCAACTGTGGGCAATGCCTTGGTCGGCTTGTCAAGGGGTCAGTGCATCATATGATCGCTGACACGCTAACCCGGCTATTCTGGCGCGATCATACTCCTTCGCCAACTCTCCCGCTCGCGCATCAGCCCGTGTGAGCAGGACGGAGAGCACCATGGCGGCGCGGGTGGCTGCCTCGCCTCTGGTGACAGCGGCGGTATCCGTGCCGGGGCAACTGACGGTGGCAGCGAGCTGGCGGGTGTCACTGCGCAGCCGCTGGCCAGCAGCATGGGCGTCAGCAGCGCCAGCATCAGCAATCGTTCTTTCCTCATGGGCCTGTAGCCTCGCCTCTTGCTGCGCATCTGCGCTCCTATGTTCTTCCTGGCGCGCCGATCGCTCACCAATCACTTCGGCGAGCCGGTCGCCGCTGTCCCGCTTCGCTGATTGCTGGCCGGCCTGGGCAAGCTCCACTGAGCGACCGTGCTCATTGGCCGTCCAGTGGGAGACCAACAGCACCAGCACTGCAGCGCACCCAACCCAAGGGCTCATGAAGTCAGGGCCCGCCGCACGCCCTCATCGATCACCTCGGCCTTGTAGGGGTTGCCGCCGTTCTCGTGGACGATGATGCCCACAACAGCCTCACGCAGAACCTGCGGCTTGGAGATATCGATGGAGTCGCGGACACCCACTCCGAGGCGCCTGGCGATGGCCTGAGCATAGGCCAAGGTGTTGTTCTCGCTAGACGGCGCCCAGCGGCTGATGAACTCCAGCGGGGTATCAATGCCGGGCCGCCCAACACCAGGCATGCCGTCCTTGCCACGATAGTTGAGCAGTAGCTTGGCCAAGGCCCGGATGCCGTTCTCGGCTTGGTCAAAGCGGGCGAAGCGCGGCTTGGCCACGCCCTCCTCTATGCCCAGCTGGCCCTGCCAAGCGTTCCGTGGGTTGAAGTCGATGTTGCCTGGATTGTTGTTTCGAACGCCGCGAGGAGTTGCCATCATGCTGGCTCCTCCGCCGGCACCTGCGGCTCGACCTCAGCAGGCTCTTGGGCGGTGACGGTCACCTCTGCCTTGAACACTTTGAGGATCTTCGCGGTGGACAGGACAACCCGAGGATTGGTCTGCAGCTCTTGGGTGGCAGCCGCTTCGGCTTCAACGTCTGTAGCGAACTGGCGCTTGTTCAGTGGGTTGAAGTCGTTTGTGGTGTCGATGACGATGAAAGGCATGAATTTTCTCCGGGCAAAAAAATACCGCCGTATGGCGGTTGGGTTTGGGTGTTGCGGTGAGTCAGGCCGGCACTTCGGGCCAGTCGATCTCGTCGGGATAACCTGGCTGTTCAACCAAGCGATTGAGGGCGACACGGTAGCGCTTCCAGGCTTTCAACGCCTCGGCCTCTTCGGGAGTGGCGTCCTCCAAGTCCACTGCGTCCTGCAGCGGTGCTATGGCCGCATCCGCCAACTGCCGGTGCTGGGCGATTTCGGCGATAACAGAAGACAACTGTTCCTCCCTGGCAGCCTGAGCCTTGTCCTCAGCGGTGATAACCTGGCTCCAATCGATAACCGCATAACCTTGAGCCGGCGCAAGCTGCTCAGCCTCGGGGATCGGCAGCGCGATCAAACCATCAGCCGGCGCCACGATGTCTGACGGATACCGAGCAGCATGGTTGGCTTCCTCAAGAAGCGGTAGCAGTAGTGTCAGAACCAGCTCGCCACCGGTGCGCTCCACCGGCGAGACGATCCACTCGCACCCGGTAGCGTCGGCGGAGAGCGTAGCCCCATCTGGCAGTTGAGTGAAATCCAGCGTCAACCCATTGATTGTCAGGCTGTCGCCTTGTTTGTAAACAGTCAGCGCTTGCCCCAAGAAGAACACGGGAGATAATTTCAGCCTCATCAGTACCACCTTCCAGTAGCAGTCCACCCTATGTAACACGATTGACCAGGCGACCATGCGCCCTCAATCAGCATCCCGGAATTGCTGGTCGCGCAGCCACTGAGCCGGTTGATCTGAATGCTGTTGTTCGATACTGGATAAGCCATCGTGACTTGCGTCGAGATCTTCGGGTTCGCGGTACTGACAAAACCAGTAAATGCTGCCGGGAACGTGATTCCTGCGCTGGTCGGCGCCAGCGACGCTCCGTTATGGGTCATGCTGGCCATCCCCCAACAGATCTGAGTGCCGTCCGCAAAGCGGATGAACTCACCATTGGCATTGCTGCCACGCTGTATCACGGCACCGGTCGGTATTCCGGAGGCTTGCCCTACCGAACCGACGATGTTGGCCCTGTTAAAAGCGGTTGCAATGAAGTTGTAGAGCTCGTCGAAGTTCGCAATCGCCTTCAACCAAGCGCTTCGACGGTCGTCCCCGCCGACGCCGCTTGGCGCAGTACCAAGATTAATTACTTGTTTTGCCATGCTGACTCCTTCAAAGAGGCTTCATCGGGCGCGAAGCGAACAATGTGCGCCCGTTTGCTGTAAGCGGGTTGATGCCTGATCCGTTATCGCAGTACATCTGCAAGACGGAGC